GCAGGATGGCTAATGACTTTGGATGTTGAGATGAGTAACTGGACAGATTGCCAGATACCACTTCTAACAAAAATTAACCCGTAGTACAATATAGGTATATTAAACATTTTAAAATGCAAACAGATAACGACATACTAATTGCAAATCAGGGAACATTTGTAGTTAACAACACAGTAGAGAAGACTGTAACTATCAACGCTATAGTAGCACTTGAGGATACTGTGTTCAATGCTATCAAGATAAAAGGCTCAGACGTTAAGTCAACTTACATTGCTGCACCGGCAACAGCTGTGAAAGCAGGTACTATCATACGTGCTACTAATGCTCAACAGTTTAGTGGAGTTAAGTTAACAAGTGGATCAGTAATTTTAGTACTATGATAAGTGCATTAAACTTCAAGATAGGTGGAGGAGGTGGTGCTTGTGCTGATGCAACTGTAAAAAATAGTGACAATACCTATAATACAACAACTGCATCTGGAAGTACTTTAACCTTACCAGACATTACAGTAACTGACTCAGATGGCTCAACCTCATCTGTTCCTGCTGTTAAGAATGTTACCTGTAAGCTAAGTCCAGTTGGAGCTAAGTTATTAAAAACAGGTCAAACTACATCTTACAGAACTGGAGATGATGGTGACATTGAGGTTGGACGTGCAACTTCATTCACAGTCCTTCCAAGCAATAACCCCTTTGGTAACACTAATAGATTTACAGATGAGTTAGGTACTCAGACTTATACTAACAATATAGTGATTGACTGGAGTACTTATGATGGATCTGTAGTGAATGGTTATCATAGAGTTATTACAGCTGTAACATGGAATGATGCCATTGATCAATCCTTAGCACTTAGTGTAGGTACTTTTACAAGTGGATGGAGGTTAATAAATAGAAATGAGTTATTAAGTTTGCATAACATTGAACTTATACAAGGTTTAGACTATGCACCCTTTAATTTACCGTTTGTAATCTGGACTTCAACCACATGGAAGTTTTCAACAACAAGTGCTTTTACAATGGCTGCAACAAGTACAATGGGTATAGTAGCTAAAGCAGGTGTATCTGGTTATAGACTATCAGCAAGAACATTCACAGTAACAGGAACAACTTTAACTTAAAAAATATGGCAACTTATAAATTTCCCCAGTTCAATGTAGAGATAATAGATCCTACAGTAACAGTTATAAAAGTAACTGATGATATCATTGGTAGAGTATGTGGTGCGGATGTTACATTAACAACACCATCTACTATCTTTGGAGTTAACTTTTACGGTTACACTTATACAGCAGATTGGAATGACCAAGATATTATTGATTGGGTAAACAACGTAGAGCTTCCTAAGTATCAAGTGAAGTAATAAATGGGTAGATACGCTAACACTGGTGAGTTCAATGTCCTTTATCCTACAAGGAGAAGGATGGCTACTATATTGAAACGTATTATAAGGAATGATGTTGTGGATGGTCAAGGTACTTTGGTAGAGTCTATCAGAATCAATGCTAAGATCACAGGCTTTGAGAAACTTGAGATACAAATCATAGCCATGTACTACTTCATATTCCTTAACAATGGTGCATACTTATGGAACGGTGGAGTAATTACACCACGTGACTATGTTGCACAGTTCACACAGGAGCTAAACTCTGCAGGAATAACAGCTGAGATATACTCACAGTACACTGAGTGGCTGGCAAAGAAATTTCCTATCCTACAAGTGGCTGAGATACTTGAGAAGAACCAAAGAATAACTTATACCTTTGAGGCAATAGACCCACCTGCAGGCTTCCAACCAGGTGTTGCATTAGACGTTTAGTTCTTTCTTCATACCTAACATATTAAAGGTCATGATTAGCGACAGGTTAGTCACCTCATGGAACTTAGTTAGGTCCTCATTGCATAGGCTGTAGATAAGCCTCTCCCACCCCCACTTCTTCTCACTCTTCCTTAGTGCTATCTCCTTTGCCTCATCAGATGTTGCAGGACGTTCATCCTCATCCTCATCACTACCATCCTCATCTGTGAACAGGTTAGCATAGGTTGTCATGAATGAGTCTCTGTATGCAAGGTACTCTGGTAGGATGCCATACACATCATTGATACACACCTCATCAAACACACTATACCTTATACTTGGCTTATAGGTATATGGCTCCCACACTGTCTCACCCCACTGGTTGACCATGACCTTCCTGTACAGGATAGATGCAATATGACCAAGGTGCTGATTGTAGTCTTTGGCAAAGTAGTGCTCAAGGTCAATGAACTCACCAACGGTTAAGGTGTTCAATGGCTTGTAGTGATACTCACCAATCACGTGCTTGTAGTTCTTAGAGGGCTCAGAGTTGATGAAGGTAATATCTTTGAGCATATCACTCACCTCACTTATGTCAAGGTCCTCTAAGTCATCAGATGGTATGTCAGCAAGGGCAGCAAGTATCTCTATCTCCCTGGTGAACACTTCCTCAATAGCATACAGTTCTCTAATCTCTTTGAACTGTATTACATCTATCTCATTCCACGACTTGGGCAGGTTCATCCTTTGGCATTTGCTTGGATAACTTTTGACCTATCTCAACTAAGTAAGGGAGGGCAAGTTCTGCCTTGAGCTCTCTGATAATCTTTGCCTTGAGCTTGATGTGTGCATCTGCATAGTGCTCAGTCTTAGTGAGGTCAGTACGCTTGAACAGGATAGCAAGCATCTCTGATACATATCCCTTATGTCTTGAGTGCATCACCTTATCAATGTGCTTAGTATCCCTAACTGACAGCTTGAAGGTCTCATCAAAGGCGGTGTAAGTGTAGTTCATGTGCTCAAATGAGTTGATGAGCTCTGGCTTACCACTAAGGTTGTTAAAGTTCTTAACACATTCTTTGAACTCCTCAATAGAAACGTCATCCCAATCAGCCTCTGGCACACCTAACAGATTGAACACGTCAATGTGTTTCTCAATAGTATCCAGTTCTTGATTAGCATGGATTGTTGTTATGTCCTCGAACTGTTGGACCGTTAACTCATGTAGTTGGTTGGGTACTTCTTTCCCTAAAATTGTTACCATAATCTTGATTTTTAACAAATATAATACTTTTTACAATATAGGCATGGACAGACCAGTTTACAAAATTACTATTGATGAGGCTTACTCTGATGGACAGGACCTTGGTGTGGAAATGATTGCCTTCACCAACAAGCCTGCTATCAAGGTCAAAGGTATGGCATTCAATTCTCATGCGGTTGCTCCTATGACATTCAGTGACTCAGTTAAGATGCGAATAGTAGCTCCTGCCATGATACCTATGAACATCTATAGACAAGATGAGGATGGTGAAGAGTATGATGTGCAGTTCTCAGCAGAAGTGATTGAGCAGATACACGCTAAGTTCATGCTCAACCTACAGAACAAGGACATCTTTAACCTTGAACATGATGAAGATGAGAAGGTTCCTGCATACATCCTTGAGGCTTGGATAGTAGACAGTCCAGAGACTGACAAAGCATTCACAACATACGGCATTGAAGTACCTAAGGGAACATTGATGTTAACAAGCCAGATCACCGATAGAGAATACTATGATACACTGGTTGAGTCTGGTCAAGTAGGTTACTCTGTTGAGGGCTTCTTAGGTATGAAATTATCGGAACAATTAAAACTAAATACAATGAAGTTACCAGATGGAGAACACATGATTGAGGATAAAATCTACGTTGTTAAAGACGGAGAAGTTATTGAGATCAAAGAAATGCCTGCACCAGCAGAGGAAGAAATGGCTGCTGACCCTGTGGCAGAAGAAGAAGCTGAAGTTGCAGCAGAGAACCCAGAAGCAGAAGCAGAAGATGCTGAGGCTGATGCACCAGTACAGGAGGAGATGGCTATTGACCCTGCGGTTGATACAGAAGCTATCCTTGCTATTGTAGCACCAATACTTGAGGAGCACATGAATGCAGTTATCAGAATGATTGCTGACTTAAAGAACCAACTTGAGGAAAGTCTTGCTGTTGAGACTGAAACAGAGACAGAAAATGTGGAGTTGACTTCACATGAGAAATTCAAAGAATACGTAAAATTTTCAAAAACAAAATAACCATGAACCGTAACCTAAAATTCAACTTAGATGTTGAAACAAACGCACTCTTAGCTGCGAACCCAGAGGAGTTTTATTCTAAGGCTTATTTATCAAGCCCAGATATTCCTAACAACTTTAGAACTTTACCAGGTGTGAAGTCAAAAACAAAATTAGCCAATGTAGTGTTCGGTCAGGTGTTGCAACCTTACAACTGCTCATTCAGTCCAAGTACTGACTTGTTGGATGCTATTGACATTGATGTATGTTCATTGTCTGCAATGGCTGAGCTTTGTCAGTTTGACTTAGAGCAATCATTCTTAGCTTTGCAAATGACAAAAGGATCTAATGGTGACTTCACTGTTGCATCTTTCATGGCATACTACTGGAATGAGATGGCAATGACTATCGGTCAAGACATTGAGTTGTTAAGATGGCAAGGTAATGATGCATCTGAGGATCCATTATTGACTTTGTGTACTGGATACTTATTCAAGATGTTCTATGATACAGATGTTGTAGGTTTATATGCTGGAGCTATCACTACATCAAATGTATTGACTCAATTAGAGGCTATGCTTAACGCTGCTCCTGCTGCAATAGTAAGACGTAAAGCTGACTTAAGATTCTACGTTTCAACAAATGTTGCTAATGCATATGAGTTGAAAGCTGCAACTGGTAACACTCAAACTTATGTTACTTTACCATTAGGATTAACTTTCTTAGGTATCAATGTAGTGACTTGTGAAGGGATGCCAGATAACACTATGGTGTTGACATTGAAAAATAACCTTATCTACAGTTTTGATGCTGAAGGAGACTCTAAAGCATTGAAAGCTATCAACTTATCTGATACTACTGCTGAGCCTGTATTAAGAACTCGTGCCAACATGAAGGTAGGTTTCCATTACACAAACCCTACTGAGATAGTTTTGTATAACGCATTCTACATCTAAATATAAGGGAGGTAGTAATTGCCTCCCTATTTTATAACCTTAAAAA